AAATGCTACGAAGTCGGGATCGCATATAATCCCAAGCAAACGGTGTATTCCACTGAGTCAACTCGTCGAAACCAATCCAACTAAACGCTTGGCCTTGATATCGTAAAACGTCTTCGTCCCGATCTAGATACGAGAACCAAAGTCTTGCGCCTGAGGGGGCAACCCACTGCATCTTTCTCTCTGACCATTTGATTCCGGGCCAGATTTTTGGATACATTTCTTGTGATTTCCACACTAACTCTCGTAATTCTTCATTGGTGTGTCGTAAGAGTAACCCACTAAATGAAGGATGGCCCATGAAGCGCAACGGATCTGCCAACATAGCATAGGATTTACCTCCACCTGCCGCACCACCATATAAAACCTCTCGTTCTCCTGCCGCTAAAAACTCAGTCTGCGGCCCCTCATTCGGCTTAAAAATAACATTGAGTTCTTCTTCGGGACGGATTGGCTCAAATTCATCAGCTTCTTGAGGATTTTGTTTAACCTCAATGTTGGGCTGTTTTTGTATCCTCTTCTTCGATCCTCGACTTTCTCGCACCGAGCCTTGACCTTTCGATCTCTTCCGCTTTGGTGATCGCCTTTTCGTACCTTCTGGCCCATTCACGGAGAGTTGTAGCTCGTCTTTTATGGAATTGCTCACTATCTATTCTCTTTTTCAAACCCATGTGAGAAATCGAACGATTTGTTTGTTTGGTTAACCACTGCGCTACTTCTCGATAACTATATTGTTTTAGGTGCTCTTTCGCCTTTTCTAAAGCCCGTAGTTCACGAGGAATAGGTAAAAGCATATCTTTATCTTCTGGATCTTCTGCATAACCGAAAGGTACTGTTCTAGCTATTTTAGGGATCGGTAAAAAATCTTCGTCCCTAATAATGTCTTCCGGTTGTGGCAGTATCCATTTACCCGCAGATCTAATCATCGTCTTCTGTGCGCTTCGGAGGTAAAATCATCACTCCCCCTGTGGCATCTACTTTTAACTTTTCTGTTTTAACAATTCCAACTCGATCCATCACTTCTCTAGCGGCTTGTAATTTTTCTTTGATGCCAAGCTCTGTAGGATCAGACAACGCACCAACCACGGCCATTGCCGCACGAGGTGCAGACTGTGCAAGATACGTATTTGTTTTTTCTATAATTTCATCTTTCAACGCTTCGACAATCTGGGCTGTATGTTGATTGTCAGAATATCCTGCAAGACGTTTAGCCTCTACGATACTGCCCCCCGCCTCAACAAAGAGCACATCTAAAAACTTTTGTTGTTTCTCTGTTAACTTGCGCATTATCTATACTTCTTGCTTTTCCGTTTTGTGCCATCTGCTCTTGCTATTAAACCCCTAGCTTTAGCAGATGCCCGTTCTGTAAATCCTAATTTTTTACCAGCTTTAATTTTAGCACGTAATGTAGATAACTTAGGCTTTGGCATCTCGTTGCCTTTTCAATTGCTCTTTTGCTTTTTTAGCTAATCTAGCCTGTTCATGTTTGCCAGCAACTTTAGCCCGTTGCTCCAATACAGTTAATATCTGTATCTTTCTAGCGTACGGCTTTTTGATTCTTTTTACTTTAGCGATAGTTTTTTTGGCATCCGCTACTGTGGCAAAAGCAATGGACACAGTGTCTTTAGGATTTTCATCCGTATATAATCTTCGCCCACTACCTTTTGGTTTTTTACCTGTTCCTTTTGCTGGATCTTTTTTTGATGCCACTTAAAACTCCAGATAAAGTGCGTGCCTGACCAGCATGTGCTTTCGATGCTTTCTTCAAACTTTTCATTACTTTTTTTATTTTTGATGTGCTTCTTTTGTTGACTGCCATTTAACGATACCTTGATGTCTTCTTAGCTATCTTTTTAGGCTGTTTCGCAAATTGTTTGCCCGACGCTTTTGCTTTCCGTTTGGCTTTCGTAGTTGCGGCATATTCTTTGGATGAGAGCGCACGGATAGCCGCTGATGGCAGATAACGCTCCCCAGTGGCCTTTGGCCCTTGCGTCGAAGGCTTTCCTGATTTCGTACGCCACTTCTGCTTTGTCCAATCCTTTAAGCTTTTTTGTGACTTCTTGAGTGCCATCAGCTTTTGTAACCTCCTCCTGCTTTCTTATAGGAGGCGGCGAGCATTTGGGCTTTCCTTGCACTCCATTGACCGGGTGCTCCACCTTTTCCGCCAGCTTTGATGCGGTTAAATATCCGTTTCCGTAGGCCGGGTTTGGTATAATTGCCAGCTTCATTGACACGACTTTTTGTACCTCCCTTTGCCATGTTTACGGCATTCATTGGGCCACCTTTCGCTTTGCCCCCTTTCATGCTTTAATCCTCTCTGCTCGACCAGTATCCGTCACCATAACTATGAACTATCTCCTCTCCTGATTCGATGTCCCGTAAAGCTACAAAAACTATTAAGTCATTGTTTTCACTATCAGCGTACCACTCTGCATTCGGGTCATAGGAGTGATTGTACAGCATGGCGTAACCTAGAGGTGCTATCACCCTATCATCGTCTGTAAACGGTGATCCAAAAAGATAATCTTGCAAAAAAGCAGAATCATCTACATCATCATCTTCTACAGTGATGAAAGGGCAATACTCGATTACTTCGCCCTCTTCTATAAAATCAGAGGCAAAAACCCCATAACCATGAAGTTCAGAGGCGTTGACATTTATTTTTAGCAATTATTTTTTCTTCTTAGACATGCCACCACGCATCATCTTTTTCTTAGCCATTTTTGCCATGCCGCCACCTTTCATTTTTTTCTTCTTAGCCATTTTCGCCATGCCGCCACCCATCATTTTCTTTTTCATGGGCATACCACCACCACGCATCATTTTCTTTTTAGCCATTTTGGCTTTGCCGTTATGTCCGGGCATCTCGTAATCTCCTTCGTTCAACTACTAGGCTGTTGTATGTATCTTCTGGAAAGTTTGCGTAGTATCCGCTTTTTTCCAAACTTAATGCCGCATCATCTAGAACAGATAGACGTTGAACAAAGACCATAGCGTAATCGAGGTTTGAGTCCTCTAAACACTCTACTTCTTCTAGAAAATGCAACCCTGCTTCAGAAGGACTGTAGTCTGGATGAAATAACATTAAATGTAAGTCGGTTCCAGTAACTGACAATGCTTCATTGATACCATCACAAAAACCATCAAGGTATTCCATTTCTGGATAGTCTTCATCAGCCCAGATGACGATATCGAAATTATGCGTGCTGTATTGCTGTATTTGATCCACTAGGCCGTCAAGACCTGTATTTATGGAAAACTTAACTTTATCTTCAAGCCATGCCTTTTTTGCATATGGGCAAGGCGGTAACCCATTTAATTTTTCACACGGAACTTCTAAAAACTCGTGTGACCACTTTCGTATTTCATCCTCGATGTCAGACATCAAAGCCCATTTTACGAACTGCTTGTTTACCCTTTGGAGATTTAGCTAATGCTTTTAGTCCGGGGTTGGGCAGGTTATCTACGACAGAACCTCCTCCCACATACATGTGTGAACTTCGTTTGCCGCCAGCCATACCGCCATCTTTTAACTTGGTAGTATCTGATTTCATGCCTTCCATTTCTTTTTTCTTCATCATCTGAAAAAACTCTCGTGGATCTCTAGCGTTGATAGATTCCATTTCTGCCTTTGTGGGAGCGGCACTCATCGATGCCGCTGGATCACTTACAAAGTTTTTGTACGCCCTTTCTCTTTCAGTCATACTAGCAAACTTGCTGTTCATTTCTTTTTCCCTTTGAGGTTGTCAACCGTGAATCCTCCAGCCACAAAGCCTCCTCTATTTTTTAACAGCATCGTGCGAGAGTCCATTTTTTTACCCGCCATCCTTTTACGATATGCTGTTCTTTCTGCGGGACTCATCTCCATTATACGTTTGTTGTGTGCTTTCAACTCAGCACGACGTTTTGCCACTGCTTGTTCCGCTTCCGCTCTACTTGTTGTTTTAGGTATGCGTTTAGCGACTTCTTTTTTGACTTCCGCTTTATTTTTAGCTTTGGCTCTTGCCTCCGCTACTTTACGTCTGACGTATTCCGCATCAGCCTGTTTTGCTTGACGATCCTGTTTGCGTTTTTTAATTTCTGCTTTTTCCGCTTTTCCTGATCCACGACCGCTACCCGCCTGTTTGGGTTTCAGCAAGCCCTGCTCTCGTAAAAATTTAACAGGATCTTGACCGGGCTTTAATGTGGCATCGCCCAGCTTTTCTGCACTCAGCACACCGATTATAGCACCGGGCT